AATAGTAAAGGTTTTTTTAAGATGACATAGTGGACATAATAATTGACATTTATCTAGTTCTGGTATTAGTTTCTCCCAAGAATCTTGAGGGTTTATATTGAAGCATTTAGTTTTAGGATCTATATGATCAAATTGAAGATTTTCTGTTGATCCACAACACCAGCATATGTTACCTAAGTAATCTTTAGCTTCCTGTAATCTATTCTTTCTTCTATTTTCCTTTCTTCCATCCTCCTGATATTTTTTATTATAAGCATCTCTAGTTTCTTTACCACCACCTTCATAATAGTATGTGGTATTTTCTACACTTA